GGCAAGGTGTTGCTCTGTAATGATGCGGATGGCGTATTCACGCTGCCCAGCATTGTGACGACAACCCCAGGTGATCCTACAGATCCTGGTCAACTTAATAATTTAGGAATGTCTTTCACCTTTATTGTCGTAACGGCAGCAACGGATATGGACATTAAGACCGATGGCACCGATAAGTTTCTTGGTATGGTGTATACCGGGATCACTACGGCGGCTACAGGCAAGACGTGGGTTTCTGCGGCTTCTAACGATGTTATTACGCAAAACGGTTCCACCCAAGGCGGGGTTGCTGGAAGCTATCTTCGTATAACGGCAATTGCTAGTGCCCAGTACTTTGTTGAAGGAATGTTGCTTGGTTCTGGAACGATTGCTACACCGTTTGCTGACGCATAAGGAGTAGGCTATGGCTGATGCTGTAACAAGTACTACGATTAGTGATGGTACGCATAGGGCCGTAATTCAGCTTACAAATTTAAGTGACGGCACTGGAGAAAGTGCGGTGACGAAGATTGATGTAAGTGCCCTAAACTCTCGTGCGGATGGCACAGCGTGTAGTGGTGTGTTTATTGATAAGATCTACCATTCCATTGTTGGGTTTACCCAAGTCCAGTTGTTATGGGATGCGACCACTAATACGATAGCTATCGCCTTGGCTCAGAACAGTAATGGGCATATGGACTTTAGTGATTTTGGAGGGATTCAGAACACTTCTAGTTCGGGAAAAACCGGCGATATTGCATTGACCACAGTGGGTGCTTCGAATCTTGATAGCTATGTCATAGTTCTTGATTTGTTAAAGCATTACGGCTGATTTATGGCTACATCCGGGACGCGAACGTTTAGTCTTGATGCGGCCACGGCAATTGAAGAGGCGTTTGAGCTTGCAGGCTTAGAACTCCGTACAGGGTACGACGCGCTAGCTGCGCGTCGATCCTTGAATCTTCTGTTTGCCGATTGGTCCAATCGAGGTATTCAGCTTTGGGAAGTAACCCAAGTAAGCACTTCGCTTACAGAGGGTACGAATTCCTATGCTTTAAATGCTTATGATATTGATATTCTTGATGCGGTAATTCGGCGTGATGTGGGTGGGACAGATACGGATTTACAAATAACTCGTATTGATCGTAATGAATATCTTGGTATCCCTACTAAGACGACAAAAGGTAGGCCGAGCCAATTTTATGTTGAACGCACTATTACGCCTACCGTGTATCTTTGGCCTACGCCCGAGAATTCCACGGATACATTTATTTCGTATCGATGGACACGGATCCAAGATATTGATGCAGCGATCAATGATTTTGATCTTCCGTCCCGCTTTCTTCCGTGTATGGTGTTGGGCTTGGCCTCTTCGTTAGCTTTAAAGAAGAATACCCAGAAACTTCCAATTTTGCAACCATTATATGAAACCGCTTTACTAAATGCTTTACGGTATGACGAAGATCGTTCGTCCGTACACTTAGTGCCGAGACCGACGTACATCTAATGGCGTATGCATCAGGTAAACATGCGTTAGGAATTTGTGATCGCTGTGGTTGGCGCTATCGCTATTTGCAGCTTCAGATGGAATGGACAGGCTTTAAGGTGTGTCCTGAGTGTTATGAGGTTAAAAACCCGCAACTCGACCCCCCTAATTTTGGACCAGACGCAGAGGGGCTTTATCAACCACGGCCTGAAGTGTCGTTGCCTCAAGCTCAATTAGGTTTGGTGACTACGGAAGTACCTGGGCCCATGACTTCAACGGTGAATGACCCGCCTTCTATGATTGGCTACGCCTTTAATGGTTTGGTTGGCCAAGGAGCAGTGGGGGATTTAACAGTGACCACGGTGCAAAACTGATATGAGCTTTACGCAAGCTACGTTAGAGACGGCAATTAAGGAGTACTTAGATAGTGCAGAGACCACGTTCACTAATAATCTATCCAATTTTATTAAATCCACGGAAGAACGGATCTTAAAGGGACTTGATTTGCCTGTATTTCGGAAGAATGTGACGGGTACAGCTACCTCGGGGACGCCGTATTTAGGGTCTCCGTCTGATTTTTTATCGCCTTTTAGTTTAGCTGTCATTTCCAGTAGTAACTATTCTTACTTGTGGTTTAAGCATGTGACGTTTATTCGGGACTATACCCCCGCCGCAGCCACCACAGGTTTACCCGTGTACTATGCGGTTTTTGATGATGACACTTTTATTTTGGCTCCGACCCCTGATGCTAACTATACCTTTGAGCTTCACTACAAGTACCGGCCCACGTCGCTTACGGCGGGGGCTTCGGACGGTACAACGTGGCTTTCAACTAATGCGATGAATGCAATGTTGTACGGTTCTTTAATGGAGGGAGGGACTTTCTTAAAGATGCCACCCCAGGAGTTACAGTTATTTGAACAGCGGTTTCAAGAATCGATGGCGACGTTAAAACGTATGAGTGAAGCCTTAAACGATGAGTATCGCTATGATTTGCGTAGTCGTCCAGCTATCACAGAGACAGCACCTAATGCCCCTCCCCAAGGATAATTTAGAAGGCAAACACGTTGCGCTCTTAGGGCTTGGTCATAGTCAGTTGGACTATCACTTATCAATTACGCACAGTGCAGAATACGACGAAGTTTGGGCGATCAATTCAATGTGCGCGGTCGTTAATCCAGATCGAGTCTTTATGATGGACCCCGCGTCGCGCTTCTTTGAAAGCGATGATGCAGGTGGTCAAACAGAGGTCATGAAGAAAACGTTACCCAATCTCACATGCCCTGTGTATTCCTGTGAGCTAGATAAGCGTGTGCCTGCCATTGAGCTCTATCCGCTGGAAGAGATTGTTGAAGAACTGGGCTGCGGGTACTTCAATAACACCATTTCTTACGCTATTGCTTTTGCCTTATGGAAGCGCATAGGGAGGCTTAGTGTCTTTGGCGCTGATTTTACCTACACCACCAACATGCACTATGGCGAATTAGGACGGGCCTGCTGTGAGTTTTGGCTGTCCCGCTGCATGGTGGCCGGAATGGAAGTGGCGATTGCGCCACGCTCTCCCTTATTGGATACGAATATTACAGAGAAGCAACGGCTTTACGGTTATCACCGCTTAGAGAACCCTCCCGTGGTTTACCTTGAAAAAGGTAACTTAAAGGTTACACCGTTCTCTGAAATTGAGGAGGAAGAAGAGGTCGTGGTATCGATTTATGGACGCCAGGACAATGTGCAGATTACCCAACCTGTTGAGCCAAAGAGTTACTGATGTTGCAAGTTGATTTAGATGCGTCGGTAGGCAATCTGGGTGTTGAGACTACGGAATACCGTGGTCATACCCCAGAAGAATGGGCCAGCATGGCAGCAAATAGAATTGTCAGTATTAGTAATACGGCTCCTGAGCCGTTACGACAGCAGGCACATGCGTTTAAGAAGCAAGTGGAAGTATTGCTTGCGGATTACATGCATAAGGCTGTGGATAGTCATCTATGCACCATAGGGAATAAACTTGAACAACAAGGCCACGGTGATATGGCCGCAATCATTAGGAGGCTGTAATGGCAATAACACAAGCAATGTGCACTTCTTTTAAAAGTGAACTTTTGCAGGCAGTACATAATTTTAAAGCTTCGGGAGGTAACTCTTTTAAGTTAGCGTTATATACAAGTTCTGCAACTATGAGTGCAACTACTACAGCGTACAGCACTAACCAAGAAGCATCAGGAACAAACTATACTGCAGGTGGAGCAGCATTAACGAATATTGCTCCAACTACTTCTGGAACCACTGCGTTCACAGATTTTTCTGACCTAACTTTTGGCACAGCTACTGTAACGGCAAGAGGTTGTATGATCTACAACGACACGGCATCAGGCGATCCAGCGGTTGCGGTGTTTGATTTCGGTGGTGATAAAACCAGCACGGCGGGTAGTTTTACGATTACGTTCCCCACTGCTGATGCTAGCAATGCGGTTATACGCATAGCATAGGTTAGCGTATGGCCCAGATCACTGGATGGGGCCGACTTACGTGGGGAGAGGGTCCGTGGGGCGAACCCGTTCCCGTCGAACTTACGGGAGTCGCAGCCACTGGCGCGGTAGGCACGTTAGTAGCCACCGGGGTTGCCAATGTAGCAATCACGGGGCTGGCTGGAACAGGGTCCGTTGGTACGCTTACAGTAGCGGCAGCGGCGAATGTAGCGGTCACAGGGCTGGCAGGCACGGGGTCTGTTGGCAGTTTAACAGCGACAGGAGCCGCTGATGTATCTCCGACAGGCGTTGCAGGCACAGGTTCAGTCGGTACCCTCACGGCTACGGGCGCTGCCAATGTGGCAGTCACTGGCCTTGCTGGGACGGGGTCTGTCGGAACGCTTGTTGCAACCGGCGTTGCGAATGTCAGTGTTACTGGTCTTGCAGGGACTGGAGCGGTTGGCTCAGTCTCGGTTGAGGCAGCGTCCAATACGGCAGTCACGGGTCTTGCGGGTACGGGCGCAGTTGGCACCCTCCTGGCGGCAGGCTTTGCGATCCATGGAGTCAGCGGTCATGCGACCACGGTTTCCGTTGGCGAAGAGACGGTTACAGGCGATGCGAACGTTTATCCAACGGGTGTGGCAGGCACGACGGCGCTTGGCTCCGTTGGCATTGTCTGCGACAACAACATTGCAGTCACTCTCGATGCAGCTACGAGTGGATTGGGATCGCTTACGGCGACGGGTACGTCGGCAGTTGTACTTGAGGGGGTTGCTGGAACAGGAGAAATCACCCATCTCCTGGTCTGGGGAGAGATAGATGACGATCAAGACCCCAGTTGGACGGGTGTTTCAGATTCTCAATCACCTTCTTGGTCAGGAGTTAGTGACACCCAAGATC